GCGATTTAGCGGCGTTTGTTTCAGCAGTATCATTGGAAGTTTGTGCAACCTCCTTTGCTTGACGAACTACATCGAGCTCATCAGCATCAACAGCGGTAAAGCCAAAATCAAAGTCAAGAACTGCTTCTTGTTTTGTTATAGACATATAGCCTCCTTTAAAAAGGGGACCCGAAGATCCCCTACACTGTTATTAACCGCGAGCAAGTTCCTTAAACATCGCAAGGTCATCATCACCGTCATCCGTGGCACCAACGCTTGCTTCAGCGGTAGGAGCAGGACTTGGAGCATTATCAGAGAATCCACTTGATAGATCCAACGCAGAGTCAGCAGCTTCCATAGGGGCAGCACTAGCTTGCGGAGCATCAGCTTGTAGATCAAGTACTCGATACAATTTAGTTTTTAGATCAGTGTAAGATTTGAAATTACTTTCTGATACTAATTCCTGTAGCAAATGTTGTTGCTTCCATATTGCTTCCAAACCTTCGTCATCATCAAGCAATGGACTTGCAGGATCAAACTCAGACTTGTCATAGTTAGGATAGCCTTCAAATTTGCGAATCTTCAAACGAAAGTTTGCGCCTTCCCAAAAATCAAACGGGTTGGTTGCTGCTTCATCTTCAAAGGTTGGATTCATTAGATCATTCAACTTATCAAAGATCTTTTTACCAAACTGATACATAAAGACTTTACCGTCGTTATCTGAATTGCCAGGGTCTTTAACGATATAGATATTAGCAGTATACTTAAGCCTGCGCTTTTGCTTACGTGCAATTTCCTTATCGGACTCAACACCAGAGTTCCACAGCTTAGAGTTAAACTCTGATACTGGGTCATCTTGATTGAGGGTTGTTAGTGAGTTTTCGATATACCAAAGTCCGGTTGGTCCTTGGAATCCGTGGTCCCAAACTCTAACGAACGGCATTTCTTCGCCAACAGATGCTGGTAGGAATCTAATGACTGCGAAGCCATTCCCTGCCTTATCTTTTGTTGGTTTCCAAAATTTTCCTGCGTTAGGATCTGAGTATGATTTTGTAGAAATTTTCTCTAACTGAGAATTCAGTTTGTCGAGAGTCTTTGTACGATTTTTCTTCAGTGAGTTGAAGTCTGTTTGTGCCATTATTAGTTCTCCTGATATATAGCGTTATATGCGTAGTATTAAAGTGAAAAATGGTCTTTGATTAATTTCGCGAACCGTTCTTCGTTATAATCCAGAAAAGGTTTATATTTTCTAGATTTGTTTATTATATCAAAAGATACGTGTTTGTCAACTACTTTTTCTTGCCAGTACGAAAATATATTCGCGCTATGAGCAAGAATAGTAAATGTTTCCAAACTAATCTTCCTTTGTAAGAACAATGTCATTACATGCGGATGTTGTCCATCCTTTGATATAAAGTTTTGCTTGTATTCATCATTACAATGAGCAAGCTCGGATTTGAAGATATAACCTAAAGATTCTACCCTCTTCCTCCAATTCGTATGTCGGGCTTCACATTCACTATCAAGTAAATCGCGTACCCAGACTTTATTATTTATTAAAAGATTACTCATAATTAAATTAATGTAATCATCTTTCTTTGCCAACTTAGCAAAAGAATAAGCATCAGGTCGAGACATAAAGGTCTCTCTGTTTGCTCGGACCTTACCATTATATTTAAAATAATCGTAACTGTCTGTTGTAAAATGTTTTCTTAATGCTAAGAACTTAACGTAAGCATTAAACGATTCATCACTCGCAATAGTCTGTGATATCTTTTGACTCATCTGATCCCTTCACCATTCGTAAACCAACTGCTTCAGTTCGTATCTTCTCTTTTAACACAGAAGACTTTTTAACTATTTGAGCGACTGTTTCGATTTCAATCTCATTCTTCTCAGCGAAGTCAACAAGCGCATCTATATAAGGTACACCTCGAGATATATGTCGAGCGATTTCATGGTGGATTCTATCAGGTGTTAATGTAACTACTGTCATATCCGAATCCTTATCTGTGTTTGATGTTTTATTCATTTATAGTACCATTATATACCAATCAACACAGAATGTCAATGGTTATTTTTGTTAATTTTGAATTTTTATTAGAAATTCGGTCAAGAAGCTAAATTGCGACTTGACCGATATATTATAACACAGTTCTGAGTGGATGTCAATGGTTTTCTTTTATGAAGCCAGTGACCCCATTATTACAAGGAATGGAAGTGCGAGAGGAAGGGTTATTTGCATCACAGCGACGGTGAGGTGGCAGAAGTGGCAAACACGTTCATTTTCTTTCAGGTGGTCAATGGTGTTAGTTAGAGTTTTCATTTACCTCCACCATTTTGCGTACAGCAGTCATTTTTTAATCTCCAAGATTATTGTTTGTTTGAGTATCTATTATAATCCATTAACAACTATTTGTCAATGGATATTTGTGTAAAAGGAGAATAAAGTTGCTTCATCTATTTATATCAACATATTCCATCCTATACAAATTGTATATATACATGAAGTACACGCTATTGTGTATAACTTTGTATTATATTTCGTTATAGTACTATATTACAAAATGATATACCGCTATTAGTCAATTTCCTCAAATAGAACGTTCTCAACATACTCGTTTTTACGTTCCTCAGAGATTCCCATAGACAAAATAGAACTGTGTAACATACGATTCAACTTTTGATTCTTACAATACTTGTTCTGGGCTTCTTTGGTGTCAAGGTTTTCGCGTTGACGATAAACATCTTTGTCCATCTCAGCAGTATAGAATCTAGACAATGACAAAGCCATGTCGGTTAACTGATCTGTCTCATCACCATCTTTAATTGCACCAGCACCAACAATATCTGGAGAGAATATCTCGAGAGCCCAATCAGGCATTACTCTAGCTTTCTTCCATTCATAATCTTTAGTCATGGTTCTGAACTTAATCATATAAGGATGGTTCTCTTTTTGAGATTCATCGGTAGGAGAGTAGTCACAAAAGCAACCGCTGACCTTTTTAGGATTCGCAACAATATCCAAACCAAAGATAGGTAGATCAACATCAAACCGTGGAAAGATATTAATATGCATCAACCATAACTTGTTTTTGCCAACAGGTTCAATGGTCTTTAGATGAGCTTTACGAATAGACTTGCTTTCCCAAAAGTAATCTTTCCATCCATTCAGATCTGCGGTATGCTTTGGATTCTCAACTCGATCCATTGAGTTATCAAATTCTTCTATTAACGTATAAGCAAGTTTTCTTAACGTATCAAACAGTTCACTATCAACAATCATTACTCTTCCTCAAAGCTACCCATTTTGCGAGCCAAAGCGTAATTCTCTGATTCGTATTCATCTGCGTTATTATGGAATCTTTCAATCAATTCATGAAACAATCTCTCTGCATATTCAAAGCAGTTCTTTGCTTCTGTTTCCATACCATCGTGTAACAGTTCTCTTGTTAATGCAATGAGTTCTCTACGATCTTCAAATTCGTACATAAGACCTGACCCAGGAACATTACGTTTAATAATTTGACCACCATGCGCATCACCAAAGTGTCTTACATATAAATGAGCAAGCAAACCATCGTTATCACCAGCTTCAGCTAAAGTATGTATATGCTTAGCGTATTCTTTTGTTGATGTAAGGTCTTCTTCGATTTCTTCTAGGTCGTATAGCGATTCTATTTCCTGGAGATCTTCTTCGATACCTCCGGCTCTAAAAATTGGTTCGAGTTCCATAGGTACGGCAACTGCGCCTTCTAGGACTCTGTAATTTGATAGTTGAGCGTGTAGGTATTCTTGATATAGTCTAGGACTGATTCCACCACCCAATAGCATATCTGCAAACTCTGTTCTTTCTGCGTTATCGTGATGGGCACGTGTTAGTTGTTTTAAATTATTTGACATTCTTCACCTCTGTAATAATAAATGATATGATAACTGTTTACCATATACGATACTATTTATAAATAATAACTGAACTTGTAGAAACCCAAATATGGAGACGAATATGAATAAGGTAGTATTTAGTGATGTAAAGGTTGAAGCTCATAGAATGGCTAATTTAGCTAAGTGGGCATATGAAGACGCTAAGGAAGCAAAGAAGCTTTTTAAAACAGAAGGTCTAACAGGACATAAGTTTTTTGAAAAGAACGGAGCGCAGGCACACGTTGCTTGGAATAAGGAAGAAGTTGTTTTAGCCTTTCGTGGTACTGAACCAACAGAGTTTAACGATCTTGCGGCCGATTTAAATATATGGCCTGATGGAGCTCAACTTGGTGGATGGGTACATAATGG